TGCTACTTTGCAATTAGGCTTTTCAAATATTACTGATGAACAAGCTTTCGACATTCTTGAAAACTACAGAGATGTAAATTCTGTTTGGGACTATGTAACCTTTGCTAATGACTCAGGTTTAGCAGGTGTGGGAAAAACTGGTCATACTTCAACAAGTGGTGCATTAACAAATTTAGCTACTTATATGGCAGAAAATAACAGCCAGTCTGGTGGCTTAAAATGGCGTTATGCTTCACCTCCTACTGTTACAAGCAATGGAAATGGATTGAGTAATGTGAGTTGTTCATTTGTCGCTTGTCTCGATTCCCCTTAGAATAAACGCAATGTTTTGATTTAGAGCTGTGTCTGGTTATTTCAGTGGTAAGGATGGAAAGTTACTTCTGTCTAAAACCGATACAACAGGAAGTGCTACTTTTACAGAGGAAACTATTGGACAAGTCCAAAGTTGGAGTTTTTCTCAATCCATGTCTGTGTTGGAAGCCACGGCTATGGGTGATACTGACCGAGTAATAAAATCAGGCATTAGAAGTTATTCAGGATCTTGCAGAGCTTTTTACTATACAGATACCTCTACAGGTGCTCCTAATGTTGGGAAGTTTTTAGAAGAATCTATAAAAGTTGGGTCTGGAGCTGGTGATGCAACAAACGAAGAATCAGGTGAATTGAAACTCAAACTTAGACTTGAAGAATCTTCTGGCTCAGCGACAAATGCAAGAGAGATTGTTTTTTCTATTCTTATTACAGGTGTTTCTATGAGTAGTGCTGTTGGTGAAATTTCTTCTGTTGACTTCACATGGGAAGCAAATGGAGCACCAATAGAACTTACAAACTTTAAAGATTAACAATGGCTGTTTACTTTGGGCAATCTGGTGAAGTCGAAATAAAAAGAGATACTTTATTAGGGTCTTTGCTGACTAAGCTTGATCCGCATGACGTTAATACAGCAACTAAAAGATTTTCAGTAGATAGGTCTTCTGGGTCGTTAATTACTGGGGATCGTGTAGAAATTGCAACAATTGATAAAAGCACTTTAGAACTTGTAAGTGGTCATAATTATCCAGATGGAAATTGGTATATTTACGTTGATAAAATGGGAGGTATTAGATTATTTAGTACGTTTGCGGCTGCTATCACAGGAAAACAGTCAGATGCTTTAACACTTGTTACTCCTAGTGCTTCAAAAGAAATAACAATTAAAACTGTTAACTCCAGATTTAGGCATTTAGCAAGAGTTACAGAGTTTGAAATGACTACTAATAGAGATCAAGTTGATTTAACGCCTTTAGGTGATCAGTTTAAAAAACAATATGAAGCAGGATTAATCAGTGGTCAAGGGAATTTAACTTGTTTATGGGAGCACAGTTCAGAGTTGGCTGATGATACTACTGTTCGAGATCCAGAATTTCCTTTTTATCTTGCTCAATTAATTATCCGCCTTCAACAGGGCGCAGACTTTGACGGGAGATTTTTTATATACAAATCAACTACAACTTCTTTAAATACAGTTTGGTATGAGGCAAATTGTGTCGTAACAAATGTTGCTGTTAGTGTTTCTGCTACAGAAGAAATTACAACAAGGATTGAATTTATAACTAATGGAGTTATTACTTTAAATACAGGTGCAACACCCGGATACTTGTTACAGGAAGATGAATATAAGATTCTCCAAGAAGATCAAAGTCCCATATTGCTTGATCAGCCGTAATATAGAGGCATTGGTTCTTAGTTAAGGGAAATGCCTGATTTAGAAATCTCGAATCTGCCAGCGTTAGCAGAAGCAGGTGTAGCAGCAACAGACCCATTAGCTATTGCAGACCTGAGTGCCAGTGAAACCAAGAAGGTAACTGTCAAAGATCTTATTGAAGCTGGTGTTGCCTTAATTGATAACACTTCGATTCCAGCAGCAAAGATTGGAACATTAGGAACAGATCAAGTAGCAACTGGAGCAATAGTTGATGGAGCAGTAACAAATGTAAAACTAGCCAATTCAAGTATTTCTCTAGGCGGTATATCAATAGCACTTGGCGGAACAGATGCCACTCCTGCCTTTAATCTTACAGACGCAACTAACTATCCAACATCATCTTTAACAGGAACGATTACAAGTGCTCAATTAGCAGGGTCAATAGCCAACAGTAAACTTACTAACTCTTCTGTTTCGTTCGGAGGAATTTCATTAGCTCTTGGTGGAACAGACGCAACTCCAGCGTTCAATCTTACTGATGCAACTGGATATAAGACAACAGAACTTGTAGGAACAATAACTAATGCTCAACTAGCAGGGTCAATTGATGTATCAAAATTAGTTGGTTCTACTGTTAGCTTTGGCGGTGTAAGTGTTGCTTTGGGTGCAGCAGACGCAACACCAGCATTTAACCTAACTGATGCAACAGGTTATCCGACATCATCTCTTGTTGGAACTATTACTAATGCTCAGTTAGGCGGCTCAATTGCTAACAATAAATTAGCTAATTCTTCTGTTTCTCTTGGTGGTGTATCCATTTCTTTAGGAGGAACGGATGCAACTCCAGCTTTTGATTTAACTGACGCTACAGGTTATCCAGCATCTTCGTTGGTTGGAACTATTACTAATGCACAGTTAGCAGGATCAATTGATGTTTCTAAGCTTTCAGGAAATACAAATATTGCTTTAGGTGGTGTTTCGATAGGACTTGGAGGAACAGATGCAACTCCAGCGTTTAATTTAACGGATGCTACAAATTATCCTGCTGCTTCTTTAACTGGAACCATAAGTAATGCACAATTAGCAGGATCAATTGCCAATGCTAAATTGGCAAATTCCTCTGTAAGTTTTGGAGGAATTAGTCTTGCTTTAGGAGCTTCAGATGCTACTCCTGCTTTTGATTTAACAGACGCTACTAATTATCCTACGTCTTCTTTAACAGGGACAATTACAAACTCTCAACTTGCAGGATCTATAGCAGTTTCTAAACTTGTTTCCTCTAGTGTTTCTTTTGGAGGAGTTGCAGTAACCCTTGGTACGGCTGACGCTACACCTGCATTTGACTTGCAAGATGCAACAGGTTATCCAACTACAGCATTAGTTGGAACAATTACTAATGCACAATTAGCAGGAAGTATTGCGGCTACTAAGTTAGTTTCAGGAAGTATAACTTCGACCCAATTAGCAGCAAATTCTGTAACAGATTCGGAGCTTGCAAACAACGCTGTAGATAGTGGAGCCGTTCAAAATGGAGCGATTACAAATGACAAGGTTGAAACATCAACCTCTGCAACTACTGGATTAGACGGTGCTACAAAAGTTAGAGATGGATCTATTACTGCTGCAAAATTAAATACATCAAATATTGATAGGTCGTTAAATGTAGCTTCAGGAAATCTTGGAATTAATAACGTAATAACAGCAGGAACTCGCTCTGGGATCACATTCAATGCTCAAGGACTCATCCTTTCGACTGTAGCTCTCGGAGCTAGCGACCTCCCTCTAGCAACGAGTAGTGCTGTTGGTGGCGTTTCTGTTGGAACAGGGTTAAGCGTTAACGGATCAGGTGTTTTATCTCTGTCAAATAGCGTAACTGGTGCAACTGTCTCAGGTATCACATTCTCAAATAGTGGACAAATCACTGCTGCCACGGGATTGGTAGCAGGAGACCTCCCAACAGCAACAACGAGTGCTAAAGGTGCAGTTCAAATCACATCTGGAGGAGGCTTAACTGTTACTGGATCAGGTGGACTTTCTACTTCTACAAGTGGAGTTAGTGCTGGAACATATCAATCAGTTACTGTTAACAATAAAGGAGTAGTTACAGCAGGTGCAACGTTAACAGCAGCATTAGTTCCTGACCTTTCTGCTGCAAAAATAACAAGCGGAACTTTAGACGCTGCAAGGATAGCTCCAGATTCTATTGATTCAACTAAGTTAAGTAATTCTTCAACTACAGTAATACAATCTATAGCCCAATTAGGTTATCCTACAGCCGCCTTTACAGGTCAACTTCTCTTTGACCCAATCGCTGAAGATGCTTATCTCTGGGACGGGAACGCTTGGAATCCAATTACCACTTTAACCAAGGGAGCCTTGGTCAGATTAGGAACTTATAACGCTAGTACTTCGAAAGTTGATTATGTAACTTCGGCTGGATCTGCGGCTGGTCTAACAGTGGGCCAAAATTTGCCAGTTGCATCAGATTCAGTTGACGGTGGATATGTTGTTATTTCGGTTCAAGGAACCCCAAGCGGTATTGCAGGAATAACTGGACAACTATCTCCTCCTGACTATCTCTTAGGAGTTACTGCAAGTGCAACTTCTAGCTCATGGGTAGAAATTGACCTTTCAACAACTGTTGCTTCTCAACAAGCTTCAGCAATTTCATATACCCCATACGGACAACTTTCAGCCACAAATGTTCAAGCAGTTATTAACGAAATTGAAGACGAAAAACTAGCACTTGCTGGAGGAACAATTACAGGTCAGATATTAATTGGTAACGCTGGAAGTCTTGTTTTTGAGGGATCGACTGCAGATGCATTTGAGACAACATTAACAGTTGCCGATCCAACAACGTCAGACAAAACTATAACTTTGCCGAACGTAACTGGAACGGTAATTACAAGCGGAGATACAAATACAGTTACATCAACAATGGTTGATGCAAGTTTAGTTAATGCAAATTTAGCGGCAAATGCTTCTATTGCGTTTAGTAAATTAGCATCATTAAATTCAGCTCAAATCCTTGTTGGTAATGGATCAAATGTAGCAACAGCAGTAGCAATTACAGGTGATATAGGGATAAATAATGCAGGTTTAACTTCTATTACTGCTGGTGCAATTGTTAACGCTGATATATCTAGCTCTGCTGCAATTACTGGAAGCAAAATTACTACTGGAACGACAAGTGCTGTTGGTGTTTTACAACTAACAGATTCAACAAGTAGTACAAGTGCGACAACAGCAGCTACTCCTAATGCTGTTAAGACTGCTTATGACTTAGCTAATACAGCAAATACAACTGCCAACGCTGCGGTTGAAAAAGCTGGTGACACAATGACTGGCAATTTAATAATTGATAATGCAAAAGAAGTTCGTTTCTCTGAGGCAGATTCAAACGGTGCAAATTATCTAGCGTTAAAAGCTCCTGCTTCTGTAACGGCTGATATTACTTGGACTCTTCCAGATGGTGATGGTAGTGCCAACCAATTCTTAAAAACAGATGGATCTGGAAATTTAAGTTGGGGAACAGATAGCACTTTAGATAGCACCAAGCTTCCTTTAGCTGGCGGCACGATGTCGGGTGCTATTGCAATGGGTACAAGCAAGATCACTGGTCTTGGAGATCCAACAGCAGCTCAAGATGCCGCTACTAAAACCTATGTAGACACAGCAGATGCTTTGAAATTAAATCTTGCTGGTGGAACCATGAGTGGTGCTCTCAATATGGGGAGTCAAAATATTACAAATGCTGGAACAGTCACAGGAACCTTTGTAGGAAATATCACAGGAAACGTCACTGGTAATACTTCTGGCTCATCAGGCTCTTGTACTGGAAACGCTGCTACTGCAACAGCTTTGGCAACAGCAAGAGATATTGGTGGAGTTAGTTTTGATGGAACAGCAGCAATAAATCTTCCTGGCGTTAATGCTTCTGGAACGCAAGATACCTCTGGTAATGCTGCAACAGCAACAAAATTCGCCTCAAGTGTAAATATTGGTGGAGTTGCTTTTGATGGTTCAGCAAATATTAACCTTCCTGGTGTAAACGCTGCTGGTACTCAAGACACAACAGGATCGGCTGCAACATTAACAACTGCAAGAGCAATTAACGGAACAAACTTTGACGGTTCTGCGGATATAACGGTTACGGCTGCTGCTGGCACGTTAACTGGTGGAACTCTTGCTAGTGGGGTAACAGCTTCAAGTTTGACTTCTGTTGGCATATTAAGTGGCTTAACTGTTAGTGGAAATATTTCAATGACAGGAACTGGAGTCCTTGATATTCCAGTTGGCACAACAGGAGAAAGACCTGGATCACCTAGTACTGGAATGTTTAGATACAACAGTACTCTTAATCAGTTTGAAGGATATAAAAATACAGGTTGGGGAGAAATTGGTGGTGGTGCAGGGGCTACT